CACAGTCTTAGACTCTGTATGCTTAACGCCTCTGTAAGTTAATACAGTTGCTTCTTTCTGACAAGATTTCTTGTCATTGGTGTCGTAAGAGACACCTCTATAGGTGACTTGTGCCATTGGGTTTCTCCAAAGTAGTAGGGATTTTTGCCCCGTTCCTTCAGTCAACTTGTGCGTCTTCCGAAGAAGATGAACGAATCCGTTCCGAGTCGGCTTACTTGCGTCCCCTCAACGGGGATGAACGTATGTGTGCTAATACTAACACATGTATACTATATAGGCAAGTAATTTTGTATTTTGTGATACAAAACTACACATCCATGTCTTCTACAAGGTCTGGGCATAGTAAAGACCCAACAAGTTCCTTTGCATGATGGTTATGTTCGCATAATTTATTCATCCATATTCTTTCAGATAATTCAACTTCACCATCTGTTGAAACTATACGACAACATATATCAATAATTTTATTACGATAATTAGTACTTAATGGCATAACTCTCCTCTAGGTTATTAATTACTAAGGGTAAAAGACGGTGCTCTGCTTGTTGAACCCGATGAGTTAAAGTTTCGATAGTATCATTGGGGCAGATCATGACTGTTGACTGATCTATTATTGTACCAGAGTCTAACTCTTCTGTCACATAATGAACAGTGCATCCAGTAGTTTTATCTCCACTTTCCAAAGCTTGTTCAACAGCATTCAATCCTTTAAACTTTGGTAAAAGAGATGGATGAATATTTATAATTCTACTTGGAAAAGCATCAATAAATTTTGGAGATAATATTCTCATATATCCTGCAAGGATAATATAATCCACTCTCCATACTTTAAAGAGTTCGATTCTCTCTTCATCTTGTTTTGTTTTAAGACGAACATGTGGGATGCCTAATCTCTCTGCCCTTTCTACAGCACCACAATTCTTTTTGTTATGCACCATCAATACAACTTCGTGTTCAGGGCAGTTATTGACAATGTTCTCGAAATTTGTTCCGTTACCAGAACACATAATTCCTAGTCTCATTCTTGTAGTTCATCTAAACGATAGGAGTAATCATAAACATCATAAGGACCGTTAAGTCTTTTCTGATATTCTCTCTCATCCAGAACCTCATTGATTAATTCTTTGAGTTCTTTCTTAAGTTGTGGTTCAATTAAAGGTAATTGTGGAGGATTGAATGGTGGATAAATTGGATTACCATCAGAATCTTTTGGAAAAACATTATCCTTACAACCCTTTGTGGAAGGTCCACTCATTCCTTGAGTATCAATCTTTTCACTCATAAGGGTTTCCCATCCTTATCAGTCAACCCCATCTTCTTCACTTCTGATAGATTGGATCGTTCTTTCTTTTTTAATTTTTTATATTCCTTTATAATCTTATCTATTTCATCTTGCGATACATTAACTTTTAATTCCTGTCCTTTAAAACCTTTTCCTTGCTGCTCTATGTAATCATTGATTCCATTCTGAATCTCACCTTCAATGATATCATTGATTTGATCCCGAAGTTCATCACTCATTTTCTTTTTTTCACCTTCTTAGTTGGTGCTTTGTATCCCCATTGACCAGGATTGACAGTGCCATGACCATAATCAATTTTCTGAACACAATCTTTACCATACCTATCATAATACATATCAAAAATATTCACCATCTTAGCAGAACGAGTCACATCTAAACGTGTCTCACCTTCTACCACATAGGTAACATTGAATGCATCACTAGGAAATTTTCTATCATCAGCTTTTTCTGCAGTGGTTTTCTCCAAAATAATCTCACAAGAATAATCTGATGGATCAAACTTCCTCTCTGGTTTTTTTGGTGCTTCAGCCAACTTTTCCTCTTTCTCAACTTTAGTGGTCATGATCTACCACCCCAATTAATATCTGGATATGCCTCCTTAACCTGATCATAAGTTACTGCATACTCATTAGATAATCTTTTATCTTTTGCAAGTATTACAATCCTCGCTTCACTTGGATGAAGTCCTTCAAGCATCTGAATAAACATAGTCTCACGACGAATACCATTTAAAGTATCATTACCACCTTTAACGAAGTGATATAGATTCTTTCCTTCTCTACGAAGAGAGGTATGGTCAGTTCCTAATGGACTTTCATTAGGTGTAAAAGGAACATCTCCTTCAGGAATCATAGAAACAACTGTTTCATCAAAGTTCCATATAAGAATAGAGACTAAAGCATCATTACGATATTCTTTTAGTGCTTCTATCTTTGCAATTTTTGATTTCTTTTTAGAAATATATTCTAAAATCTCATGGACAAATGGATTAGGTGGAAGTGCAGGTGATTTCTTCCTAGAAGTCTTTGCTACTACAGTGCTACTCTTCCTCGTCGTTTTCGGTGTTTGTGTCATAATTGTTTTCAAAACGTACTGCTAAAATTTCATCGGGTGATAGGTTGCCATTTTCATCAAACATCTCTGGATGAGTATACACTATTTGAGGTGTTGTTTCATAAGAATGCTGTCTTGCCATCCATCCTATCATACCTCCTACTAAAAGTGCAAGGAACGACACAACTGTCGTTAAAGTCAAAGTAACTATGGTGGTTTCCATGATGCTCCTCCCAGAGAATTTCTATTTTTTTATAATGTCCAAGTAAAAATTAATATGAAAAACAATTTCTCTATTCCAAAGTGATATTAATTTTCCAAATTTTACTTGAAAAGTTTTTGGTCTTTCTGGCTTTCTCCTCCTATTGCGTAACAATAATTCTACTCCCCGATTCATTTCGGGTTTGTCTTTATTTAGATTTCTTTTTTCTTCTTCCTGGTCGTCTGTCATACTGATACCTCACTGCATCTTCAAGAATACCTGCCAGATAATTTTTTATCTTTCTTGCTTGAGGTTTAGAGATATGTCCATATGCCTCACGCAATTGTTGGTGTAAGTTGTCTTTACCTCCTTTAATATATTCTTGTAGTTCTAATACTTCATCTGCAAGTTCTTTTGCAGTAGAACTCTGAAGAAAAGCATCGACCTCTGCTTTCGTGGTCTTACGATATTTTAGAAACTCATAAAATTTGAGTTGCATTTTACCCACGAAAGCATACTCAATGGCATGTTCGAGCATATCGTATACATTTTCAAAGTCGTCTTTCATTAGACTAATTTTTTTTCTTTTAGGTATTGAATAGTTTCTGAACATCCACCAAGATTTGTAGCATCTACTACCACTTGGGGAAATGTTGAACCTTGACCAAATTGACCATAGAAACTTTCTCTATCGAAATCTTGATCTAATTCATAAACAACATGGTTTAACTTTGATAACTGTAGCACTTGAACTACTTTTGTGCAAAAAGGACATCCTTCTTTAGAATAAACCGTAAAATTCATGCCGTCTATGTAAAAATTTATTTAGTATTAGAGACTACAGAAGCCCAGTCTGCATCAAACAATTGTAAACCTTTATCAGTAAGAACATGGTTATACATCTTCTCAAAGACTGATGGTGGCATTGTAACTACTTGAGCACCAAGTGCAAAAGAAGTAGAGACTGCTTTCACTCCTCTGATAGAAGCAGAAAGAATTTGAGTTTTGATCCAGTGTTTCTGATAGATGTCAGAAATATCCTTTATTACATCTAACCCATTCACCGAGTTATCGTCAAGCCTTCCTACAAATGGTGAAACATATGTTGCTCCTGCTTTAGCAGCAAGTATTGCCTGTGCTGCATCAAAAATTAATGTTACATTTACCTTAACACCATCCCTTGAGAGATGAGCACAGGTGAGAAGACCATCAGGTGAACAAGGAACCTTTATGGTTGCTACTTCTTGGAACTTCTCCGCAAGTCTACGACCCTCTGAGGTCATTGTTTCACTGTTTCCTACTACTTCCATACTAATGTCCCTTACACCGTCTTCAGCAAGTTCCTGGTAGACCTCTTCGGGGTCTCTACCACTCTTCCTGATAAGAGTTGGGTTAGTAGTCACACCATCTATCAGTCCTGTAGCAAAATGCTTTTTAATAATTTCGGTGTCAGCAGTATCCAAAAAGATTTTCATAAGAATAATTTAACTAGTGTATCTATAAAAAAGATAAAAAAAAGAGACCCTTTTGTGAGGGTCTCTTGAATATAACACATTGATTGAGTTTTATCAACCAACAGAAGGAGCAACAAGTGCAACCTCAGATGTCTCAGCAGATGCTAAGTCAAGAGGGAAGTTGTGTGCATTTCTTTCGTGCATAACTTCCATACCAAGGTTTGCTCTGTTAAGCACGTCACCCCAAGTAGGAACAACCTTACCAGATGCGTCTACGACTGACTGGTTGAAGTTGAAACCATTAAGGTTGAATGCCATTGTGCAGATACCCATAGAGGTTAACCATACACATACTACAGGGAACGTAGCAAGGAAGAAGTGAAGACTGCGACTATTATTAAAGCTAGCATACTGGAAGATAAGTCTACCAAAGTATCCATGTGCTGCAACAATGTTGTATGTCTCTTCTTCTTGTCCGAATTTGTATCCATAGTTCTGTGAATCTAAACCAGTTGTTTCTCTGATTAGAGATGAGGTTACAAGTGAACCATGCATAGCAGAGAATAATGCTCCACCGAACATACCTGCTACACCTGCCATATGGAATGGGTGCATAAGGATGTTATGTTCTGCTTGGAATACAAACATAAAGTTGAATGTTCCAGATATACCTAGTGGCATTCCGTCTGAGAATGAACCCTGACCGAATGGATACACAAGGAATACTGCGAAAGCAGCAGATACAGGTGCAGAATATGCTACACAGATCCAAGGACGCATACCTAAACGATATGATAGTTCCCACTGTCTACCCATATAGGCAGAAATTCCAATAAGGAAGTGGAAGATAACCAATTGATAAGGACCACCATTATACAACCACTCATCTAGAGTAGCAGCTTCCCATATAGGATAGAAGTGAAGACCAATAGCATTGGAAGATGGAACTACAGCACCAGAGATGATGTTGTTACCATATAAGAATGAACCAGCAACTGGCTCACGGATTCCGTCGATATCGACAGGAGGTGCTGCAATGAATC